GGTCCATTTAATATCCCAATAATCCACTTTGCAATATTCTCTTTATCTCCTTTTGTATAGTGGTGACGACTTTTTTCAGTATAATATTCGTATGTTCTAGACAGTAGAGACATAACGTAATCTTCTTCAAAAATAGAAGATATACTTATTTCACCTATTGTTTCGTCTATAAATACTTTAGCTTCTTTATTATCTTGTAATGTTTTTTTACAGTTTGCCAGACACTCCATTACTTTATGAAATATTGTTCCCATTTCTGCCTTTTTACCAGAAGGAGAATGTATTCCCAAAACATAAGTAATAAAATATTGCTGTTGGCAAAGTTTCCAACAATTATAAGAAGAACTTCTAAAGTATGTAATAATCATAGAAATGTTCTATTTGCTTTCTTTCCACATCCAAGGAATAAAATCCCATTTTTTCAGAAGCTCATTAATAGCTTTATTCTGCTCTTGAATATTCATGCTTCTATTATCCAGAATATTCTCAAACTTATAGTCGTCTAGTGCCTTTTCGCTTTCATGCTCGTCTTGTCCAGAAAATGGACTTCTAAGAAGTCGAAGAACTTTACCTCCAGAATTCTCAATTCCTTCAACCTCATTTATAAATCGACAATCATATATGATAGCTAATTCTGGACAGTCTTCTCTTATTTTATTCAAACATGCTTCTACCCATATATTCCCATATATTCTTCTAAATATATCTGTTCCTACAATCTGAAGAATGTGGCGGCAAGACAATGTTTCACTTTTGTCTGTTACCATTGATTTTGTATCGTCGCTTAAAAATTCCCAAAAATTATTCCAGGTAAATTTAGTTTTAATATTTTTTTGTTCATCTGTTCCATAAGCACTTTCATATGACAATCCAAATATCTTAATTACTGATTCTTTTAAGATATCTGCAAAAGAATAGGGCTTTATAAATCCCCACACGTTTTCTTTCAAATACTCCTGAATATCACCTCTTTTGCTAGTTATATCAAAAATTCCCTCGCTGTTGCCACCATCTTCTGTTGTTCTTGGAACAACAAGCTGTCCCTTTTCATTAATTTTAGCATAGCTTATAATTCCTGTTGAGATCATTTGTTGACCGATAATCCAATTGATGATTGAATTTTTTCCAGCTTGTTTTCTACCAGATAGGCCAAGTATTTTTGTTTCCACTTAGTTTTCTCCTATTTAACCCCAAGAGTTTTATTAAAAGTATTTATTTCATTAATAATAGGAAATATACAATTTTTTATTTCTTCTTTCGTCATGCTTCCTACGTCTTCAGATTTTATACTAGGAACGTATATTCTATACATTCTCCTTAACCTTCCTTGTAGCACTTTAGTAGCTGCTTTCCCAGGTTCATCATTGTCTAGACAAAGAACAATATTTGTACACCAAGATGATTCTAGTATTCCAAGCTGTTCTTCTGTAATGTCTACTCCAAATAAAGCAACGCTATTTTTTATTCCTGCCTCTTCTAATCTCCAAACATCTCCCGGTCCCTCTACTATAACAGCGGTTCCGCTCTTTATTATCTCATCTCTGGCATTCCACATATTATATAGGTGATTTGACGCTTCAAATGAATTTTTCCACTTAGTTGAATTATTTTTATCTATAATAGAGTCTGGACACTTTTCGCTCTTCCAATGATAAAACCCACAATCATTGCATTTTGGCTTTTTTGTTCTTCCCAACATTCCTACTATATTTATTCCTCCTTCGTCATATACGGGAACAACAGCACGATTTGTTCTCTCTGAGTCCCCTATGTTATAGCGGGACAATATCTCTTTTGAATATTTACGAGAAAGAAAATAAGGAGATGGAACTTCAAAATTCTTTCTGAAAAATTCAGTAGTCCACGTTTTGTTATCTCTCGAATTTTCCGTTCCGTTAAGTCTTCTACTTATATTATTAAATCGTTGTCTTTCTAAATTCGCACGACTAGGAAGTTTTACATCAAGTTCGCTTTTATATCCTAAAAATCGAATCATCCAAGAAATAGCATCTGTCCATTTACTTTCCTTGTTTTTCTCGCTTATTATTGCATGGACAAAACCGACAAGAGTACTTTTCCATTTATCTTCACAATGATGTGTGTAGCAATTCCAATAACCTCTAACACTTTCTCCTTCTGGATATAAGTTCCACGATGTAGGGTTATCTCCTCCATGTATTGGACATGGTCCGAATATTCTTTTATATCCCTTGTTATATTGAACGTTTAAATCATTTAATAGGTCTTCTATTGCGTCACAACATTCATTTGTTATTTGATTTACTAATGGCTGTGAAAGATTATTCTCATTCATCGCTCATCTCTGTTTGAGAATTGCTTTCTGCTCTAAGTCTAGATTTTGTTTCTCCTTCAATTATCTTACCATACTTTCCATAGAAGTGCAAGTTAATATAATCTCCGCTTGCAATACCTTCTCCGTGTCTTGCACTTTTTGGAATGAGTTTTCTATTTCCATTTTCAGCCCCAGCTTCAACTATTTCTTCTTCGGTCTTTTCTTTATATATGGTGTAGTTTGTCACTAGCCAAAGTATTCTATCTGAACCTGAAATAATATCGGTTTCTTCGCTATTTATTCCACCTCTATTTGATTGTGCAAAACTTAAAACTGGAACATTATGTCGAACAACAAAATTATGCAAGGAAGTCATCATAAATCCCAACAATTGATATTCTTTGATACTATCATTTATTCCATCTCCGCTCATCGTTTTAAAATAGTCATAAATAATAAGGCAATCTTTTGTATTTCCATATTCATCCTGTCCAACTGTCTTCGTTACCCAACGCCTCATAATAGATAAGATTTCTTCAAACGGTTTTCCAGCTACGCTAAGATAGTGGAAAGGAATTGGATTATCTCCAGAAAGAACAGATATAGCCTCTCTTACTTTTTGTTTAATAAATCCATTATTTATATAGGAGCCTCTTTCTATTTCGTCAATAGTTACCTTGGCACCTAAGTCATAACATATATTGGGAATTAATCTTGCCCAATGGTCTTCTTTTGTCATCTCTGTATCTAAGTATAATACGGGAATTCCAATATTTTTAGATACATGCAAGCCAATATTCGCAGACATAATAGACTTGCCGGTTTTTGGCCTGGCAGAAATTAGAGACACGGTTTTTCTTCTAAACCCACCTCCAATTGCTTGGTCATAATATGGCATTCCGCTACTAATTCCGATAATATCAACTGGATTACTCTCTATGTTTTGTACAAATTCCTCAATTCCATCACCAATAAGACATGGGTTGGAACACTCTTCTCCTTGAAGCAAGCTTGTAAAATCAAGTAGTGTATTCTCTGCTATTCCAAGAATACTCTCTATTGATTCTGTTCCTTTTATTTTATTGACCTCTATGGATGCTTCTTTAAGCCTATCTCTAAGAAGGCGGCCAATTTGTAATTTTCTTATTTGAGCAGCCCAAGTTCTAACGTTTTCTAGAAGTACCCTTCCATTCATAATGCTGCGAACAAATTGAATATCGTTCTTTTTTTCTATTAAATTACTATGTCCAATTTCTGATAGACATGCAAAGAATGATGACTGGTCAAAATTCTTCATATCTTTCTTATCACACATGTACTGAACACATTTATAGATAGTCTGATTAATTATGTCTGTAAATGTATCAACATCAATTAATGTAGAAACATCTATATATGCATCAATACCATACTGAAATAATCCAATAAGCACCGCTCTTTCAGCCGCTAGGTCAGATAAATTTTCCTCAAATAACTCAATAGTCATAAGTATCCTTACCTTTTTCTATTTAAAATACAATCATTACATCTATAGGTATTTTGGCTTACATCTGTACTGAATGTTGTAGCCAAGATAGATGCCACTATCTCTTTTTTTCCACAAACAGAACAAACTACTGCTTTTCTGGTATCTCTAGAATTGTCTTTTTTTACTATTAACCCGGAGGTTCCCATCTTTGCGTTTTCTGTTACTTTCTCATTAGAAAACATTATTCCGTCATCAACGAAAAAATTTTGCATAGCTGTTTTCCCAGCCATTTCTATTCTTCCCACTTGATTATTGGATTGCTTTTTATTTCCAAAACCTTGTTTGATATAAAATGGGGAATTTTCTCTTTCGTGGGAATTTTCTCTTTCTTTTAAGTCAGGGTTCTCTGCAAGCGGAGATTCTAGAATAATACCTGTACCAATACCGACACCAATATCGTCTCCTGGTCTAATCTCAGGAATGTCTTCCTCAATAGGAAGATAGCTTTCTGTAAACACGCATTCTTGTACTCCAATACCAGAAGATTCTCCCATAATACATTCACTATATTTATTAAAAATAACTTCGTTTGAAGGAGGTGAAATAGTTTCCTTCATAATTTTTTCATACGCTTCGCAAATAAGAGACCAGTCAGCCTCTTCAATGCCTCTGCGAAAAATCTGTTTTTTAGTAGCCATAATTTAATCCTTAATACGTGGTTTTCATCTATCAATCAAACAATGTTAATTCGTGCTTCATTCGAAAATTTACCAAGTCCTCTGTAGTATAAAAATAATGAGCCATTTCTTTTACGTTTCCATTTAGTTTATTCTTTTGTTCTTCATATAATATTTCTGGCATAAAAAATCCAGCAGTAAAAAGCCATGATTCATAATTATATATTGAGATTTCTTTCTTTGCTTTTTTCTTTTCTTCGTTTATATTGAAAATGTAGCTAGCTAAACCATGTATCATTAATGGTCTATCTGTTACTGGACCTGTCCATCTAGGAAGAATAATATTGAAATCTTCCTTCTTATTGATTAGACAATATGAATCTATATAATTTATCATATCGTCGAGACTTGCATAATTTATTATACCTCCGAGAGACTTTACTATGTCTTCTATGTCCTTCTTAAAATGTGAATTGCTTCCATTTCCAAATTCATTAAATAAATTTTCGGCTAGCAGATAAATATCTTTAAGAGATAGATTACTTTCTTCAATCTCTTTATACTCTAGGCAAGCATTTTTTATGTCTTCAAATTTCATGAGAAAGCGATATCCCTATCTTTGTTGTCTTTTTGTCTGTTGTAATTCTCCGAATGAGCTAGCCAAAGAACGCAATTGACTTGGAATATATTGAGTAGAATCTATAAGTATTTGAATATCGCTTATCGTTTTATTTAATTTCATAGCAACATCGTTTTCTTTAATAGCAATTACCTTTTTATACTCAAACGGTAAATATTGAGTAGAAAGTTTCAAAACGTCATCAGAAATTATAAAATCAAGATAACGGTGGCACCAAGAAATATCAGCTTGCATTTTATTTGTTTCCAACTGTATATAGATAGCGGCTTGATTAAGAACGATAGATGCTTCTCCACATTCCTCTGCACTCATTCTCTTTTGTTGTTCTAGCCCAATATTTAAAAATGCATTGACTTCGTTTTTATTATAGACTATACCAAGCCCGACTTTATTCTGATAAGAAGAACAAATTTGTTCTAGTTTTTTCCTTCTATCCTCTATTACACATCCTCTATCTTTGTCTTCCATTCCTCATCGCTTTCTGAAAATGATAGTGAGACAACCCTTATATTGTTTATTTTACACCACTCTATTTTGTTTTCATCTCTAGCTTTATGACGAGTAAATCCAGCGGTATTTGCGTGGAAAAATGGAGTGTATTTATCGTGTTGTTCTCCATTACATTCTATCACAAGATGACGCATTGGTAAATAGAAGTCGCAAAAAAGTCCAATGCCAGGAAGAGGAACCTCCTCTAAAATAGATTGAGTAGGATACATTGAACGAAGAAGCTTCCTACATCTTATGTGAAGGTCCGACCTTGGTCTAATATCATCAAACCTTACCTCATGTCCTTTTGGTGGCCAACTGTACGTATGTCCATTGAAATCAACAACATTCATAGAAAATTCCAGACTTTATAGTTTATATGATATTTTTAAAATCCAAGCATCTTATGTAGTGCTTTTTCTAGTGCCTCTCTTTCTTCTTTATTTTCTTTAAGACGAGCAGAAAGCTTTGGCTTTCCCTGACATCTATAATCTTTTTCTGTAAAACTATCTCCAATAATTTCTTTCATATAGGACATAGTAAACCAAGAAGCTGCTTTTTCAATAAATCCACAGTCAATGCCAATGTCGACCATCTCGTACACTTCATCTATTCCCGTTCCATATGTTATCATCGAAGTACCAGATTGTCCAGGGGGAGCAAAAGCAGTTGATGTGGTTACCCAAGTAACCTCTTGTCCTATTGGGTTTCCTTCATCTGATGTTGTTCCATCTCTCATTATTGTATACTTTTTACATTCTAAACCAACATCCATTGCGTATTTAATCTTATTTCCACCGCTTGCAAATTTAACCTTACCATATCCGCTTGTATTTGCAATAAAGTGAAGAATTCCAATTAGAACAATATCATTCACAGGAAGCACATTTGATATTCTACGGCAGAATTTTGCCATAAGCATAGCTCCCGGTGCCCTATCTTGTTTTCCAAGCTCTCCATCTACTTCTCCACTAGTAACTAACTGAGAGATAGAGTCTATTACTATGACGGCTCCTGGAACGTTATGAACTATATTTTCTACGATTGACAGAAATTCGTCAGCTTTTAAAATATGACTTTGTCCACTATTGTCACGATAAGACCTAACAATGTTTAGTTTGCTCGTATCTAAGCAAGAAATACCGTCTAAATCTCTTGGCTTAATTCTTCCTTCCACATTTATATAGAAAGCTTGACGACCAGCTTGCTGAGCTTTTCCTAAAATATGAAGGGCGGTTACAGTATTATGGGTTACTATGAAATTATCCGTTATGAATAGACCATCTTCATTGTCTAGTTTTATGCAGACGGTTTCAGTTTCCTCTCCCTTTTCTATATTTATGATTCTCCTAGTTCCAAACCCATCCCATTTCCATGAAACTTTGCACTCAAAAAACTGTATGTTGTCTTCATAAGTCTCTATGATGTGACACGTCATACCCAACGATTGATATATGTCCTTTATATCGTTTGCTAGCCTATTAGACATTACTTTATAATGGGGTTCGTCACTATCGTTGTTCAGTTGTAGGTTTATACCTTCTAAAATTCTTCTTCTTCTATCTGTATTGTTATATTTATAGATATCGGGAATATAGCGGTCTTTTTTAGAAATTCCGATTAGTCCTAATTTTTCTAGTTCTTCATTCACATAACTATCTGAAGTACTACCATCTTCATTATTTGAGCAGATAGCACACCCTAAAATAAATGGAGATAAAGACACATATTTCTCGCTAAATTTACAGATATCTACGGATGGAATTTCTAGTTCATATCCTTCCGAAAATAAATTTGCCATTTCTGTGATTGAAATCACTTCCCAATTCATACTATCTGGATGCCTTTTAGTCTTCCATAGGTGATTATCATCACAAATGCAAGTGTCTCCATTTGAAAAAGTAATCTTAAAAGTAGGTCTAATTCCCTGTTTGAAAACCCCACAAACTTTTGCGGTTTTACCATCTGGAGTACAGACTTCGTCTTCTAATTCTATACTACCCATTTGCTCTGGACCACTCGGAGTCATAACCTTAGCAGAAAGTGGTAGTCCCTTTCCACACTTTGGGTCTCCAGCTAATGTTACAACACTTCCACCAGGAATTCCACCACCTAATAAAAGGTCAATTCTTGGACTGACATGAATGGTCTCATTTGTATGGTTACAAAGCTCATCTCCAGAGATAAACGCACCTTTGCCGAACTTCTTAATTAAATCTTTGTCTATAGACATTCTTTTCCTTTTATATTAAATCTTCTATTACTCTGGAAATCCATCTTTTGTAAACAATACATTATTCAAATTAATAAAATCTATACATTCACTGTCTTCCCAATTCTTATTAAAGTTCATTTTCAATATACGCATCGCTCTTTTCTTATTTTTGGGTGACAACTCGCGATATTTATATAGAAATTCTACATTAAAAACTTTATCATTCATTTATAATTTGTCCCTTCTCGCACTCTTTTAGTCTGGCTAGGATTGATTTTTTCCCTCCAGAAACTCTTCTAGGTTGCTCAATCGTACTTGTTTTTTCTTTTGCTTCAATGTCTTTCTCTATTAAAATAGAAGAGTTATACTTCTTCATATTCTCTTCAAGTATTGGCTGTAGAAGCCACATTGCACCCAGAGAACGAATTTTCCAACATTGCCTATCTCTTAGAGATGACAATATAACAGAGATTGGATAGTCCTTAAGAAGCTTATTTGCCAAGCCAACTTGTCTTCTAAATATCTTTGTCCAATATTTATCATTCCAAAATTTATCTCCTAGGCTTTTCTTCTCTGCATTAGCTATAATTTGACAGAGAACCTCAGTTATATATTGGGCTGGAGATACCCAACAGTCGCCATATTTGGATTGATAACAGCTTTTTTTAGTTTTATTTTTAGACATTAGCTTTAACTGATTAATGATGGATATTTGAAATGGGAAAAGTTTAAATTTCATTTCTATTAAGTGTCTATTTTATTTCGCTGTGGATTTAAAGGAATAAAAAATCCATACTCTAATTCGCCACTTACGCCACCACCTTCTGGATGTGGGTCAAAAATCATTTCTCCTTTGTATCCCACTACTGCATGTCGTAAACCTCTTGGACTATCACCACAAATAATGTGATATCCCCAGTAGGATATTAACTCATCACGCATATCGCCAGGGAGAGAAACCTCAAAATAAAATAGACAAAACTTTTGTAGATAAATATTGAGTGCCTCTCTCCAATTCCATTCCTTATGAAAATCTGGAAGTTCTTCAATAGATATTTCTAAAATCGACGCTATGTAGGCAGCAAAACAATTTCCTTTCCCATTCTCAAATAGCGTTTGTTGTTTTTCAATCATGTTCTATCTACTCTCCGTCTAGGTCGTGCTTACCAATATCTTAATATAAACTCTTCAAATTTTCTTGCCATATCAAGTTCTTCTTGCGTTGGGCAATAATCTTCGTTTCGTTCTCCTACATATAAACCAGACGGACTACTGAAGTGTTCTTCCTTCTCTACTTTAACACTAAAATTGCTATCTGTCAAGTCGTGTTTTGTCATCAAGAATTATCCCTTTTTATTAACTGAAATTCACCACAATCAGCAATATTCTTAACAATTTCCCTCAAGCATATCAGTTCTGGCTTTTTAAACCAATTGCAAATAACCTCATTCTCATTTATTAGCCATCCAACGATATGATAGCCAGAAGAAGAGGAGGGCACCCCTTGTGATTGCATTACTCCATTTGAATAAAAATATATTGGTTCATTTTCATGCTGAGGAAAATTTACAATATGACTGCAATACTTCAAGCTGATACTTTCAATTTTTATGTCGATATTCTCTCTCAAGAATAATCCAAGTCTTTTCCATGCACTAGAAACAGAAAGTCCTGGTCTATTATCATCTTGATAAACCAATTCCCCATTGGTTAATTTTACAATCCAATAGCATTTTTCTATTAAAAAATCATCTTCTTTATAACAAAGGTCCATTTTCTATCCTATTCTCTAATATGATACATTTTTGTTGGATATTCTTTTGTCTTACTATTAGTAATTAGCTCCGGAGAATTTTTATTTCCTATATCTCCATTCTCGTTCAGAAAAGTATATCCCTTTTTTCTATTGTCTAAAATCTCATCATTAGAAGATTCTTCCTGAACTAAATTTTCCATTAGCAATTCTGATAATCTTTCTTCTACTTTTCTAGTCTTTCTTAATTCATTAAGTAGAGATTCCCTATCTTCAATTTCTTCTGCCCATTGTCTCAATTCATCTTGAGTGATTTTTTCTTCAGGACACTCTTTTTCAAACCAATTAGCGAGAATACGAAGTTTCTTAGAGATAGTTTTAATTCCACTTTTTCCCATTTTATTTTCCTATTTATTTTGAAATTGTCTTTGTGCCAACTTAATAAAAGCCTTGTTCCTACTCTTTAGATATCTTAGATATAAATCAAAGACATCCTTTGTAACTTTTTCAAATCTCCATTCTTTTTCTCCAATATATCTATCCTTACTTGCCAAGGCAATGCTATGATTATCATATAAAAACCCATATCTATTTGCTTTTAATAAATAAGTACACGTATCATTATTTACGTATTCTATTTTTTTTGCAAGATAGTTGTCTTCTTTTTTTTCGTTTTCAACACATACCTTCTCGCATAATTCTTTGTCTCCAGTATATTTATTACTGCTAATTTCTCCATTGAAATAAACAATATATTTAATACTATCTTGCGGTTTTTCTATTTGTCTTTCCTTATCCATTATAAAATCATCCGTGTAAATATTTTCACTCATTAATGTGCCCCTTTTCTGTTTTTATTAATATTTCTTGATAGACAATGTCGGTCTCATTTAATACTCTTGTCTCAAAATCAATCATTTTAGTACAACCACTTTCTATCTGTCCAACGCAATATTGTCCAAGCAATTTAGAGACGATGGAAGTAGTGTTACAATGCGGGCATTCTATAGATATATCAGAAGATACTGGAGCATCTTTTCTAACAATCCAAATATCAACTAATTCCTTTCCACAATTCTCACATGTAATAATTTTGTGTTTTCCATCTTCTATTAAGTTTTCCTCTCTATAGACAGATAATAGATTGTCTTCTCCTATTCTTTTATTAGTAAATTCTCGAAACATATTAGTCTTCCGTCCTTTCTCCAGTTTTCTTTCATTTTTTCAATTTGTTCTTTTAACTCGGAAACTGCTTCGTCTCCTCTCTCGTTCAATACGACATTATAGTTGTCTGTAAATACGTTATATGGTATCCAGTTTCCATCTGACATAGGTTGATTGATTTGTATCTGACAGGTAACAACAGCTTGATATTTTTTGTTTTTATCAGGAATAAGGACATCATTCTTTTCATCTTCCATATATCTTTACTTCTTCTTTGTTAATTTTGCACTATAACTATTTTCTTCGTCAATTCTTTTAGTTCTCTGTGCTTCCTTTATATTTTCAAACTCTTCACTACTTAATCTATTTGAGTTTTTTTCAGCTAACATTCCAATAGTTTTTTGTCCAACAGCAATCATAGTGGGCATAATTACACGATGCAAAGATTTCTTTCCACAGTTCTTACATTTTATTAATTGCTCATCATTTATTCTTTGAATTTCTTCAAATTGAGCACCACATTTTTCGCACTTATACACATATACTGGCATTTATTTTTCTCTTTTTAGCAATAATTATAAGCACTTGCTCCAACCACACTCAAGACAACGAACACACCCTTCTTGTCTAATAACAACGCCTTTACATTCTGGACATTGTTCTCCTTCTATTGTACCATCAGGTATGTATTTTTTCAATACCCTAGCGATACCCCTGGCAAAACTATGAAGCTCCTGTAGCTCTCCAACCTTTTCTAGTTGTTGAACAACCATATGCATATTCGCTCCAGAACGAATAGATAGTGAGGTCAGTCGTGTAATAATTTCCTCCATCTCGCTACAAGCTATGGTTATTGGAGAAAGAACATCCTCGGTTCCATCAAAAGAAGCTGTGTAGAAATTCTTTTTCTTTCTA